TTATAAAATAATATATTAATAACATGAATATAAAAAATCGAATTAAGGTATCCATATCAAATATACCTAAAGCTGTCAAACCCATCCCGGGTATTCAAGATTCTTTAATTACTCGTTCTGGTAGAGTATTTTTGAAAGAACGGGGTGTTTGGTATGAAATAATACCTAAGATTAATAAAGGTAGGTTAAGACTTACCATTCGAGGAAAAAATTGGCCATTACATAGATTATTAGCTTTAGCTTGGATTATAAACCCCAAACCCAATGAGTATAATATAGTTAGACATTTAGATGATAATCCCTTAAATAATAAATTATCTAATTTAAGATGGGGTACTCCTAAGATGAATACTTCTGATTGTATACGTAATGGGAATTTCTTTTTACCCAAGCCTCGGTATGGTAAAGAGAATAATCTATATGGTAAAAGAGGTTCTAAATCCCCTCGGTCGGTAGTTACTAAAGAAGTTCATACTTGTATCATGTATTTACATCGGTTAGGTTATAATAAACGAAGTTTAAGTCGTATCTTGTTATTACACCCAAATACCATTAATAGAGTACTTAATAAACCTCAGGATTATGAATACTAAACGTTCCCCATCTATCCATATAACTAAGTCTCAGTTTGAGGAAATATTAAATACCTTAGAGGTAGATAACTTCCCAGTTGAGGCTTTTTTTGTTATTGCTCGAAAGGAGGCAATAAATCATAGAGCAGTCTTAGTTTCTAACAATAAGAATACTAAGAAAGTTTCTAACATTTTACTAGCATCCAAGGGAGATGCTGCCCTTGTTGCTGATATTTTATACGCAACTCGTATAAAGTTAAAGCATAGGGGAGTTCGTAAAATAAATGAGAGTAATTCCCGAGAATGGGCAAATTGTAAAAAGCTTGCAGAAGTATGTAATACCTTTTGTGAAGATTTTAAATTTGATACCCGTGAAGGTTTTATTAAATACATTGAGACTGGGTTAAAGAGAATGACTGATTATCGTAATGTTATGCAAAGGTTATTATCCATGCAGGAGAACATTACTAATCAGGTAGATGCTGAGATAGAATTACAACATTCAGATTTAGAACTTACTAAAGAGATACATGATTATTTCATAGGTAAGATTGCTAAGGCAACTGGTATATATGAGTCTTATGAAAATCAACCCGAGAAGTATGTACACTTTGCAAAGGTAGGTGAATTCCTAAAAGAGGAGGGCTGGAATTATAAGACCTTCATCGATGCTCAGTTTGAATCTCTTGCATGGTGCAATGGGTTACCGGATATTGCACAAATGTATACGGATAAAGCAATTGAAAGATACAATAAGTATTTATATAAATATAAGAATAAACAACTACTTGAAGGTGAACCAGAAGTTGAAGGTTCCCTTTGGGATAAAATAAGAAAATGATATGAAAGGTTTACAATTTTTCGGAAACAGAGTAGAGGATGCAGCTAATGCTTTTATAGATGTCCTCAAGTATTCAGACCAATCCGTGGATTATCCAGATTTTAAGGATATCGACCCTTGGCCTGATGAGATAATTAATATGTTCTATGTGATTTGGAAGAATGCCAAGTTCTCAGAACTAAGTGCCATCATTATGTATACCCAACAGTCTTCTAGATTCGAGGAGGTATCAGAATTGATGTTGGGTATTGGTTTGGTAGAGATGAGACACCTTGATAAGATATCGGACTTTTTACAAAAGGTAGATCCCTATGAGGATTACTCTACCATGAATATTAATCCTACGATTGAGATTGGTTCTACTTGGGAACAAGCTTTAAAGATTGCTTTGAATTCCGAGATAGAAACTATTGGTCACTACAAGAAAATTCAAAGAGCAATTGCTCAATACGAAGAACGCCCAGATTACGATGACGTGAATTATTTCCTTGAGAAATTGATTGCGGATGAGGAGCATCATATTAAACTTCTCAAGGAAGCAATGGGTATGGATAAATCTACTAAGGGTGTAACGGTAATTATCAAATGAGTAGGATAATCATACAGAATGGAAATATGTGCGAACTCGACTTACCTCTTAAGTTCGCACAAAAACTTTATAATGAGTTCGCTATTCGACATCCAAATGCTTTCTACTTACGTACAAGGCAAAGAGGTATGCAGAATTGGGACGGTAAGATTCATTACATCACCAAGACTGGGCAATTTAAAATAGGTTTACTTCCCAAAGTATACGATATGTGTATTGAGATGGGGATTAAACCTAAAGTTGTAGATATGAGACAACCTTTACCTAAAGTCAGTAAAGTAGTTACGAATATAGGCAAATATAAATTAAGACCAGAGCAAGAGAAAGCTGTTAAGGCAGTTATCAATAATAAGATAGGGAATACCCCTTTTCATATTGGTGTATTAGATTACACGGTTAATGCAGGTAAAACACTTATCATGTCGTCTTTATATTTATCCTATAAGAAGCAGTTAAAGACTTTGCTAATAACTAATGATTCGGATTGGTTAAATCAAGCTAGAGAAGAATTTAAGCAATATCTTCCCGGAGAAGATATCACTTTTGTTCAAGGCAAGGTTTTAAACTGGAGTAATTTCACCATAGGTATGGTTCAGTCTATTTCGAGGAATATGAGATTCTATCAAAAGGAATTATCTCAAATAGATATGGTACTCATAGATGAGGCTGACCAAGGAGGTAGTAAACAATATCAGAATGTAATTACTCGGTTATTTAATACCAGAATTCGTATAGGATTATCTGGTACCATTTATATGAGTAAGCTTGCTAAGGATAAAGTTAAGAATATGAACCTTGAATGTTTCTTTGGTAAAGTACTTGCCGAGTTCAAACTTAAGGATTCAATTAAGAAAGGTTACTCAACAAAAACAGTTGTAAAGATGGTACCTGGTAAACCCTGGTATGGTAATTGGGAATCTGATTGTATTTCCTATAAGGAAATATACGATGATTCAATCACCAATTGTTATACAGCTTGGTTAATGGCTTATGCTCGATTACGATGGAATATTAATCAAGGCAGATATCCTGCTCTTGTAGTATGCAAGCATATTGCACATTGTGAAAATCTATATAAGTTCTTTAAAAAGAAACTGGGCGATGCCTATAATATTGCCTATGTGCATGTTAATACTTCCTCTAAATTAAGACAACAAATAATGAAGGATTTTAGGGAAGGTAAAATAGATATCCTGGTATCAACTACAATCATTGCTCGAGGTAAAAACTTTCCTAAGCTTAGGTATTTACTTAATGCAGCAAGTATGGATAGTCAAGAAAAATCTATTCAGTTTCTTGGTCGTTTGGTAAGAACCGATAAATCGAAAAAGAAAGTATACCTGGATGACCTTCATTATCCTGGCCCTTATTTAGATAGGCACGGTAAACATCGGAAGCAATATTATCAGAGACAAGAATTGAAAGTAATACTGTTAGATAAGCTATGGAAGAAACATCCTAACCATAGCCTTATTAAGAGTTAACTAGAAGTACTATGAGTATTTACTTTTTCTCCGTAGGAGGAAAAGAAGATTACAATTAATAAGCATATAGGCATTATGAATAATGATAAACTAATATGTATCAGAGATGAAGATGATACTAAACTAACTACTCTCTTATCAGATGGTTGGAGGATAATCCAAATCTCTGCATCGGGTATTTATTGCTGGGTACTCTTAAGGAAACCCAATAACACTAAAAAGAAAATTAAAGGCTTTCAGTGATGGAGAAATATATTTTAATTACAGCGGTGGTTATTATGATAATAATACTCGCTTTAGACTTCATATTTTCTAAGGATGGTTATCAATGTCATTCATGCAAGAAACGTTTTCATAAAGAGGATTTGGAAATCAAGGGATGGCATTTCAAAGAATGGGTCTGTCCCAATTGTAAACACATTAATTATACTTATGATGAGGAAGATTAAAGAATGGTTTAAGTCTCTCATTGTTGGGGAGGTACCCAACCCTAAACATGTATTCAACTGTAGAGATTTGATATGGATATCAAGCTTGGAAACTTCTCAAAATACTCCCGAATGCTTTACTCATTATTTCTATCTGTACTGGAGTAATGGTATGGTAGTCAAAGTATGTCAAGAGAGTCATGATAGAAATTCATACCAAGAATTATATAAACTCAGGGAACTATTTATAAATAACATGGGTTATTCCTATGTTCCCATAGAGGATAACAGTGAAATATACATTTTTATAAACGTAAAAAAGGACATATAATGGCTAAGAAAAAGAAACAACTTCCTGACTTATCGAAGCAAGATATTCTTACTCCCATAGATTTAACTCAGTTGGGAACTAATGGCGATGTTTGCTTTGGTATTGGGTATGACTTATCAACTAAAGAATGTAAGCTATGCGGAGACTCAGAATTATGTGCATTCAAGATGTCCCAGAACTTGAACATTACAAGAAAAGAACTTGAACAGAAGAATCAATACAAGGATTTGGATGTACTTGAAGATACCGTTGGTATCAAGAAATACATCCGAGGCTTGATTCGGAAAGGGAAAGACAGAAAAGAGGTTATTACCAAAACCGTTGAGAAATTCGAAGTACCAAGAAAACGTATTAGAGAACTTTATAAAGAATGTACTAAATAATGAAACCAATAGGGATGATATGGGCTATGTTCAAGGTATACCTTAACAACCCAAACTATTTTGTAAAGCAAGAAGATGTACTTGCTAATTTATGTATGGAGGGTTCTACCGATGTAATCAGGATGTGTAATTCATTGGGAGTACATGTTTCTAGACCCGAGAAATTAACCTTTGGACAACTTTTACGTAAATGTAATATATTATGAACAAATTCAGATTTATCAAAGTAAGGGAGGTAATATCTCCCAACAGAGCAAACCCCAATGATGCTGGGTTAGATTTTTATGTACCAACTGGTTTATATCCTGAGGATATTCATGACAAGAACCAATTTGATTCAAATGGGTATATTTTAGATATGCCATTTAATGAAAATTTCGTAAGGCATATAGCTTTAAAACCAGGTCATCGTATACTTATCCCATCGGGTATCAAAGGTTTGCTAGAACCTCCTGCATCTATGTTAATGGCAGCAAACAAATCTGGTATAGCTACTAAGAAAGGGTTAATCTTTACTGCCGAGATAGTGGATTCCCCTTATGTTGGAGAGATACATATTGGAGTATATAACACTTCTCAAGAAATTCAGGTTATCGAGGCGGGTCAAAAGCTGGTACAATTTATTCATGTACCAATTTATATTACCGAGCCAGAGGAGATTCAGCAAGGAGAGTTTTATACTGAATCACAAATGTGGGGAAGCAGAGGAGATAAAGGATTTGGTTCATCTCAAAACATAAAATAGTGGACATAAGGAATATAAATGAACAAGTGCCTCAGGTAGAAGAAACTGAGGCACGGATACTACAAGAAATGTATGATCTTGGGATAGAACAATTCTTTGGGTATAAAGAGATAGAAAGGTTACCTGATTATCCTTTAGATATAAATAACCCAAAGAACCAAGTTATCCTAAAGGATTTTATTGGTAGGGTTATTGAGGAATTAACCGAAGGATTCGAATCTACCGATGAAGTAGTATCTATATATCGTGATTATGGATGGAATAATGATTGCTTAACCTCAGAAGAATACACTCAGGTATTAAATCATCTAGCAAATGCAAATGAGGAACAAGCAGATGCCTTGGGATTCTTCTTTACTTTGCTTTTGTATTCTAATATATTGCCAGAAGATATTCTGAAATACCAAGATGCAAAGAGTTTATTTGAGGTAATGGCAATCGGAGTCAAAGACCTACTTATCAAGTACCCAGATCATCGAAGTGTAAGGAAATATCCTATATTAAGTTCAACCGATTGGGCAAGAGAGGATAGGGCAGAGTATGATAAGATAGTTTCTTATACCCCAGGTTTTCATGAAATGAGCGAGATATCTCATGAAAACGAGAAGCTATATTTATGGGAAGTAATATATGAACTCAATAAAGCAAGGAACTTCCTTAAATGTAGACCCTGGAAACAAACTCAAGTGATGACTAAAGAAATAGATTTTCAGGAATCATTAGTAAAAGCTTTCTATCTCTATATGGGATTCTTAGCCATGAATGGGTTTACTCCTTGCGGATTATTTAGTTTATTCTTTAAAAAACAACGTCTCAATTTATGGAGACAAAATACTAATTATTAACATGAAGGAAGATAATATACCAGGTTATCCAAATTTCTATGTTTCTAAAAGAGGCAGAGTTTGGAAAAGAATAAGAGATGGTACTTGGAAAGAGTTACGATATATTAAAAATCCTACCAGAGGTTATTTATATGTTAGATTAAATGGTAAGTCTTTTAGGTTAAATCGATTGGTAGCTTTAGTACATATACCAAATCAAGACAATCTGCCTATTGTAATGCACCTCGATAATAACATTTATAATAACCATTACAAAAATCTTCAATGGGGTACTTATAAAATGAATACTCAGCAAATGATGAGAGATGGTAGGAATAGAGGCCAATTTAAATCTACTCTCACTAAACAACAAATTAACTTGATATTAGAGAAGTATACTACAGGTAAATACTCTCAGATTCAATTAGCTAAATTAGTGGGACTTAAAAGTCAGGGTAGAATAAGTAGAATTATAAATAAGTATCAACGTGTCAGGATGGAACCATAAATTAGAGGGACTTCAACTTAATCCGGAGGAGTCCCTCCATTCGTTAGAATTTGCTACCTCACAAGAAGCATGGGAAAAACTCAATGAGGGATTCCTAAGATTAGAGCCTGCTTTATTTGGGAAGGGGGCTATGGCTAATAGTGGTGTAGCAGTAGTGTATAACGTATTTATAAAGATACGAAAAGCATGGGTAGACCCAGAATTTGATTATGGGCGATGTTTCAATTACAAAGAAACTAAGTGGACTAGCTTATTGAATAACTACATAGATTTTAATAAGCTTGACTTGTTGCGTAGTAAACTGAGAGTACTGAGAAATAAGTATAATCAGAATTACAATATAACCTATATGTTTAACAATCATCATGATAACGGTAAACAATGTCTAATAGCTGCGACTTTTTCAAAACGATTCGGGGAGGACATCCCAGTTATTACAATGGTAGTTCGGGCTTCGGAAATTACCAAGAGGTTAATATTCGATTTCCTATTAATTCAACGAATGTCAGAGTACGTATATGGTCCGGATCAGTCAGTACAAATCAACCTATTCGCGACTCAAATGTACGGAAATGTGGAGACACTTCTAATGTATCATACCCATAAGCCATTGAAGAAGGTACTTAAAGGAGCAGAGGAGAATTCATGGAATAAGAGGATAAAAGAGATATGGAAAAAATTCCAAAAGGGCACAGAGAAGGAATTCTCTTCATTCAAGGTATTCTTTAGAAGTTTTAAAGTGCTTCGACCAGATTTATATGAGGAAACATATAAATCAATGAAAGCAAAAGAATTACTTCTTGAATACGAGGATATAGAATACCCGGAGAATGTAATCTCTTACTCTCAACGTAAAGCCTATAAAAAGAAACTTTTAAAACAAAAGAACAATGGAAGCTAAGGAATTTTTAAATCAGAAGCGTATAGGATTAGTAAACAAATTCTATTACCAAGTTTTTGAGATTAAAAAGAACGGGGGGGAACCAGATATAACCTTGTTAATGAAAGAGGTAGAGGATTTTGATGATTTTGTATATCGCTACTGGCATATGACCTGGGTTAGTTCTACAATGTCATACAATTAAATATTTATATTATATGAGGATATATTCTAACAGTTTTGAGTTAATGTCCGAAATGGGCAGAGAACTCAACAGTTATGGTCAAACTGTAAAACCAAAGACCTATCAAAATAAAGTGATTGAAGGTAATGAGGATTTTATTACAAAAGAACTCATTTGCCAACAATATTGTTTAACTTCACTTGGAGACCCAGTATGGTTATTCATATTCTCTCATTCAAAGGAATGGGCAGATGCCGAGTTTAAAGAAAGAATTGGTTGGTATGATTTAAATCCAGGTAAAGCTTGGGAATTGAGAAAAGATTTATGGGAACAGTTTTTGGTGAATGGTAAGTTTGATTACACCTACCCAGAGCGTATTTGGAACTCGTTAGACATTTATGGTAGTACTTCTTTTAACTGTGATTCAGCAATGCAATCAGTTATTGAACTTCTTAAGAGGGATAATGATACTCGTAAAGCAGTACTCCCTATATTCCATGGTACAGATTTAAGATTCCTTGATGGAAGTAAACGTATACCTTGCTCAATGTATTATGATTTCCTTATCCGTCAGAATGGTAAAGGAGAGAAGGTATTACATATTTGCTATCACCAAAGAAGTTCGGACTTTGTACAACATTTCGGTAATGATGTATATCTTGCATGGAGACTCATGCAATATGTAGCTAAAGAGGTAGGAGTAAAACCGGGTTATCTGTATCACACAATCGATTCTCTTCATTCATATAAGAAAGATTGGAAATACCTAAATACCAATCTGGAAGACTTACAAGAGAAATTCTAACCATTAGAGGGATGTATCTACTACAAGTGGGTATGTCCCTTTTTCTATTTATAAATATATGAAGAAAAAACATGTATCATCTTTTCCAGTAATCTTGCGTAAAAGGTTCATGGATAATATACCTGGATTTTCTGGTTATTATGTTTCTAAACGAGGTCGGGTATATACCAGAAGAAGAGTTGGATTAGGTAGAAAATCTAAAACTGGTGTTGGAGATTTAAACAGAGTGGGTTATTGGAGGGAATTAACTAGAATAACTAACCATAAGGGATATTATAGGTTAGTAATACAGGATGATTTCCGTAAAAGACATTATGTACAAGTGTCTAGGTTGGTAGCTTTAGCTTATATACCTAACCCATTAAATAAACCATTTGTATGCCATAAAGATAATAATCCTAAGAATAATTTTTATAAAAATCTTTACTGGGGTACTCAATCTGAGAATATTCAACAATGTGTTAAAGAGGGGAGACATCAATCATGCAAACTAGATATGTAATTATTAAGAACAAACGTATGCTTAAAAAAGTTATTGAACTATGTAAGTATACCGGATATGCCAGTGTGGATTATGAAACTGATGGTTCACCCATATATAATAAGAGTTTCAAGCCAACAATTCTCTCTGTATCTTGGATGCCAGGATTTGGTGCTTCTATACCTTTAGACCATTTCCAAACAAAAGAATATACTTCTCCAGGATGGAATTGGAAGAAGATGTTAAGGAAATTTGGGGAAGAGGTTATTGAGAATTATGATATTGTAAAGGTTGCATGGAACTGGAAGTTTGATGACCAGATAAACCAGAAATATCAAATATTCTATAGAGGTACTTGTTTAGATGGTATGCTTGCAAAATATCTACTAAACGAGGAAAAACCTAATGATTTAAAATCAATGGTAAGAAGGTATTTACCAGAGTATGGTAATTATGAGAAGCAAGATGCTTTCGATAAAATACCTTGGGATAAAAAAGAGTTAGACCCACTTTGCCATTATGGATGTCAAGATACGGATTATACTCTTAGGTTAATGATATTCTTTGAAAAGAAGCTGATTGACCTTGGTTTGTACAGTACCTTCAGGAATTTAATTATGTCTGCATCAAGGGTACTCACTTCAGTAGAGAAGAATGGTTTGTATCTAGATAGAGAGTTCAATAATCAACTACTGGAAACATATAAACCAAAAATAGATGCGGCTAGACAAGCTATATATGATTTGCCAAGAGTAAAGAAATTCGAAAAGAAGTATAACCAAGAAAAGATTGATAAATATATTCAATCTATCGAAGCTGAACTTGAGGAGCTAGATTATAATGAACCAAAAGATAAACGAAAGATTGTATCAAGGGAACAGAAAATCTCAAATATCAAGGCTGGTATATTCACAACTAAAAAGGAACAAGAATTGATAAGACCTATTAATTTGGGTAGTTCAGTTGATTTACCTGCATTGATGTATTCGGAAGAAGGTTTTCATTTTGAGGTAATTAAGAATAATGAATCCGGTAAACCAAGTACAGATGAAGAGACTCTTACTAATCTAAGGTTAACCGTTAAAAAACCAGATTCACCTAAGGCAATTTTCCTTGATAGGCTTCTTGAATTACGAGGTTTAGAGAAGATGTATAAAACCTATATAGAGGGTTGGAATGAAAAAGTTCAAGATGATGATAGATTACATGGAAGATTTCTTATTCATGGGACTACAAGTGGAAGATTATCCTCTGCAGAACCCAATGCTCAACAAATTCCCAAGACATCCGTAGACCCCAATATTAAATTACAATTAAAAGCTCCTAAAGGAACCTTATATATTGCTAGTGATTTTAGCCAGGCAGAATTAAGAATTATGGCTCATCTATCTGGAGATGAAACTTATCTTAATGCTTTTAACTCTGGTCAGGACCCTCACTTAGCAATTGCTGCTACTAAATATCATATACCCTATGAAGAAGCTCTTAAGATATATGAGGATGAAAATCATCCAGAACATAAGATATGGAAGGTGAGAAGAAAGCAAGCTAAACAAATTGCTTTTGGACTTATTTATGGAATTGGTGCAAAATTACTATCAGTAAAACTATCTGACCCAAAATCTGGTATTATAGTTACACCAGAAGAAGCCCAAAAGGAAATGGACATATTCTTTGGTCAACACCCCAAGTTGAAGACCTTCTTGAAGAAACAAGAGAAATTCCTTAGAAAGAATGGGCATCTGGTATCATTATTTGGGAGGAAAAGAAGATTACCCCAAATATATTCAAATGATAAGGGAGAAGAAGCTTATGCTTTGAGATTAGCATTAAATTTCCCATGTCAATCAGCAGCATCTGATATGTGTTTATTTGGAAGTATTCTCATATACTACTTAATGAGACAAGGTAAATTACCCTCTACTAAGTCTGTATGTTTGGTACATGATGCTAATTATCAGATTACTAAACCAGAGAATATTAATATTTGGAGTATATATGAGATGTGGCAAATTTATAGGAACCCATTAACTAAGCCATACTTCGGCTTTCAGATAGATGATGTCACAATGGACATGGAGTTTGTTATTGGTAGGTCAATGGCAGAAGAGTTACCTTTTATTCCGGGTTATGATTATAAGAAAATGTTAGAACCTGATTTCTCAGTAGAAGAATATATGGAAGAACATAAGAAATATAAACACATACCTATTTCAGAGTATAAGAAACGTTTTAACAAACAAATGAAGCAATATGAAAAAGATTTTGAACGGACCCACGGTATGGAGAGCTAAATGCCCAATATGTGATTGTGAATTTGAATATGACAATAGTGAAACTTTTGGGGTTTATAAAAAATCGGGCGATTATTTTAGGATAGTACAATGTCCTAATTGTAAAACTAATATAAAGCATTCAGATTCAGTATCTACCATTACAGGAGTGAAAAGAGAAGATACTATGTCTACATAAATAATATAAATTTATGGAATTATGGCAACACAGAAAGAGATTGATAATGCAAGCAAATTAACTGCCCTTACTTATATGGTTGCAGGTTGCTTAGGTTATTCTATCGAAAATTTACTTAAGTATTTAGATGGAGTTAATCTAAGGTTGAGTGGACAAGAAAAAATGTTACTTAACCGATTAAAGACTCAGTTATCTCAAGTACAAACTAATCTTACTACTTTAGAGGGATTGGCTTTTAAAGTAATGGCTACAGATGAGGATGGTAAACTTGCTTATGAAGATGCTACCCATATTTATTGGGCTGCATTTTTAGCCTTACTCGATAGGGGTGGTACTGATAACTTATGTGACTTAAGATTAATGGCTTTGGTAGATAAGATAAGCATCTATAAATCTCTTCTTAATTTGCCTGGTATGAAACTCTCTTATCAAATGGCTTTTGCTCAAGTAACTAAAGCAATAAGCAAAGGGGAATTTAGTAAAGAAGACTTTAAAAACCTATTAGAAGTTTATGAAGACGGAACTGAAAAAACTAAAGGTTAAATTTGAAGGTAAACTTATTGAGATTGATATTCAAAAGGAATTATCTATCAATGAGAATATCATTAACTCTCAGCTACGAGAATCTCCTTCTAGTTATTATGTACTTGCTTCTTTGAGGGATAAGTATATAAAAGAACGAGATGCTCTAGCAAGGGAAAAGGATGAAGCCTATTCCAATGCTTGGGTATATTATAAGGATGCTAATGAAAGGTGGAATAACGAATATGTTTCTCATAAGGCAAATCTTAACAAGAAGTATTCTTCTATTTATGAGAGATACTTAAAAGCTGTAGAAAAAGCAAATAAGTTCATAGCTATATGTAAAGCCTATGAGAGTCGGGAGAATATACTAAGAACTATTAATGCGAATCTAAGAAAGGGTTAACCCATTGAACTATAATTAATTACTAACTTTTAAAAACAGTATTAGAATATGAATTATTCAATGACATTTATCTCACCTCTTGTGGCTGAGAAATTTAATCAAGAATTACCTGGATGCCCAACAGAAAATCGGGTACTTATTTTATCTCCAAAGGAGGTAAATCAAACTAAATCCGGTTTGATTATCCCTGAACAAGTAAAAGAGGGAGTTCCTCGTAAAGGGGTTGTAGTAAAGAGTGGGGAAATTACCGAAGAATACAAAACCTACCGAGAATTGGTTGCTGTAGGTAGAATAGTTACCTATGGTTTGTATGCAGGTAAAGAACTTGAATTCGAAACGGACAAACTATCTCCTGCTCTCAAACAACTTTTAGAGAAAAACGTTCTTACCGTATTGAGTATGAACGAAGTAGTTTACTCAGAACCGAATAATTAAAACTAATCATTATGATAAAAGACAAGAAGAAAAAGAAAGTTTCATCAGAAGGACTTTCTACAAAAGAAAAGATGCTAGCTAGAAAGAAACAGCTAGAATCCAAGGGAAATGGTAGTGGGTTAGTATATCCAAAAGAAGGAACTCTGAGGATGAGAATTAAATCTCCGGGTGATGACCAAGAATTGGGTATCGAAATTATTCAATTCTACCTGGGAGGCAATTTGGGAGGAGTTATATCTCCGGCTACTTTTGATGAACCTTGCCCATTTATGGAGAAGTATCAAGAATTGAAAAACTCCAAGGATGAAGACGACAAGGAACTTGCCAAGAATCTGGTACCAAGAAGAAGATATGTTATCGGTGGTATCATTTACTCAGATGAAAAGGGTAGTAAGGTAGATTACGAAGGCAAAGATAAGGGAGTTTTAGTTCCTCGCTCAGTATACCAGGATATCATTGACCTTTACCTTGATGAAGATGAGGCAGGTGATATGACAGATCCAAAAACTGGATACGATATCAAGGTAATTCGTTCCGGGTCTGGTAAACTAGATACCACTTATTCTGCCCGTGCTTGCAAACCAACTAAATTGGACAAGAAATATCAAGGTACAATTGACCTTGAGGGGATAGTTCGTTCTCAAATCAAATCCTATGATGAGTTGGAAGATTTACTTTCACAGTATCTAAATGAAGACCATGGGGATGACGATGATGACGATAAGTCAAAGAAGAAAAAGAAAAAGGGAGTTCACAAAGACCATTACATAGAAGATGATGAACCTAAGAAAAAGAAAAGAAAATACAAATCGGATATTTAAGGGTTAGTAATATGGTTTCATTCGAAGGTGGTAATTAGATTCGTTCTGTTATCACCTTCTTTAGTTTAAAGACATTACATTATGGCAAAGAAATCTAAGGTTGGTTTAAAAGTACCAACAGCAAATGAGATGGCAAAGAAATATGGAAGTATGATTAAATTAGCTTCAGAAGTTACTGATACCGATTTATATATACCATCTACTTTCTTTGCTTTGAACTACTTATTCGGTAAGGGTATTCCTTATGGTAAAATAGTTGAGATTGCTGGAGAGGAATCCTCTGGTAAATCTTTAGTGGCTTATAACTTTGCTTATGCTACTCAACAACTTGGAGGTCATGTGATATGGGTAGATGCTGAACAATCCTGGATGAATTCATGGGCTGAAATCAATGGAGTAGACCCTGCAAGAGTAACTATTGTTAATGATACCCGTATTGAATATATTGCAGACGTAGTGGCAGACTTAGCAATATATTTACGTTCTCAATTAACTCACAATGAACCGATACTCTTAGTAATTGATTCTATTGCAGCTACAGACTGTACAGATAATATCGATGCTAAGATGGTTGATGGTAAAGCAGAAATGGGAGGTAGAGCAAAGGCTCTTTACAAATACTTCCGTATCAGAAGTGAGTTATTCTACAAGCTTGGAGTATCTCAGATTTATATTAACCAATTAAGAACTGCTTTAAATGTCGGATTTGGAAAAGATAATACAACAACTACAGGAGGTGCAGCACTTAAGTTCTACGCTTCAATCAGAGCTGCTTTCTATTCAGGAAGGTCTGTTACCATTAAACAAAATGGGAAAGAAAGGAAAGCTGGGAAACTTGTCACTATCAGACTTATTAAAAATAAAGTTGCTCCTCCTCGACCTACAATCAGCAAATGCCCTGTATATTTTAATCCTAAATTCCACGAAGTCGGGTTTGACAGATGCTATGCTTTGGAAGATGTATTAGTAGATACCGATGTAATCGAAAAAACTACTGGTGGGTATAAATTGAAAGGTAAAACTCTTGCAAGAGGGGAAGAGAAATTCCAAAAGCTTTTGGAAGAAGACGATGAACTTCGTAGAAAACTTTTACGGAAAGCTGGAGTAAATACCATAGGTACTACTAAAAAACAACTGGAGAAAATAGAAACAAATCTATTCCCAGTCGATGGTGTAGAATATGAAAACTATTCAGATTCAGAAGAGGAGGAGGAAGACGATGAATAAGAAAGAGGTAGAAGGTATAGAGAAAGTAATTAAAGAGTACCTTAAGAAAAATTTGAGAATGGAATCTAGGGTTAGGTATCTAGATGCTTATAGCCCACCCGAGAATTATTTAGATGTATATCTTGGAGAGGAAAAGATTCAAGAAGTTTCACTTTATGAATTAGATTTTGGACGATGAGCAAGAAAACAATATTACTGATTGATGGAGAGAATATTCTCCATCAGTCTTTTCATAAGTTCGAAAAACTTAAATCTACCGATGGCAAACCGAGTGGGGCAATATTCGGATTTTTCAAATCTCTACATATGTATCTTACAAGGTTCGAACCGGATGAGGTTTATATTTCATTCGATAATGGTCATTCACCAGTAAGGACGAAGTTATTGCCCAATTACAAGGGACATAGAAAAAATATATCTGTAGATTACGAATCATTGCAAAAGCAAAAGGCAATTATAATGAAAATGCTGGGTATGCTAAGAATTAATTATATCTTCGATAAAAAGAAATCTACAGTATATGAAGGAGATGACTTCTTAGCATACCTTGCAATTAAAAAATTCCAATCCGAGAAAATGATACTTATATCATCGGATAAAGACTTTAACCAGTTGCTATCAAATAACCTGAGGATATATAATCCCAGAAAAGATGAGATGATAAGAATGGATAACTGCAAAGAATTATTCGGTTATCATTCTCATGAAACGGTAGAGTACCTTGCAATGGTTGGAGATACTTCCGATGATATACCAGGGTTCCCGGGTATAGGCCCAGTAAAAGCAAGGAAAATCCTTGATGAGGGTAGAATTGAGAAGTTTATTGCCCAGAGTAAGAACAAAGAATATCTTCAAATATGGAAAAGGAATGAACAGTTAATCGACCTTTTCTGGTTTGTAAGACATAATCCATTGGATAAGTTACCAATTAAGTCAAAGAAGAAGTTTAAGTATGAGAAATTCAAAGAGCTTTGTATCGAATACTCTTTAGCATCATTTTTGACAAATGAATTTATAAAACCATTTAAAGCATTACATCATGAGTAAGAGAATTATGTTTGTGGGTCCCTCTGGTATAGGGAAAACTACTTTAGCTAAGTATGTAGCTAAGAGAGAAGATCTACCTTTTATTTCTGGTAGTATGTCAGATTTATTACCTGCTACTGAAGGGGTATCACATAATGAAATATTATCCCTCGGTTCGGAGGCAATGTATAAAGCAGATTTTCAACTTCTGAACAAAAGGAATAGGTTATTCAAGGATAGAGAATACTTCGTAACCGATAGGAGTTATGCAGATTTGGCTGCTTATTTTTGGTATAAGCAATCAAGAACTTTACCAGAATGTGAAATGGAACATTTTTTCTGTCAATGTAAGACTTTAATGGAAGATCAATGTGATGTAGCAATCTTCTTACCATTAAATCTAGATACTTATAAGCATTGGTCAATGGAAGATAATGGTAAGAGAATACTTAACAGATTCTTCCAAGTTCAGATATCATCTCTTATGGGGGAATTGCTTGCAAATTGGGAAATACCCACTATTTGTATATCTGAGCTCGATTTAGGTATGAGAACGGAACAAATCAATTACCATTTAGATAGGATATGGGGAAAGAAGTAATAGCAATAGCCTTCTCGGATTTACATATAAACCTATGGGCTAAGTTTAATGAGAACAATCACAGGACCCTGAATAGTTTCAGGGTTTTGTCGATTATACGGAAATTATGTAGAAGGTTTAACTGTCCTGCATTATTTTGTGGAGACTTATTTCATAAGGCCGAAACAATGGACCAAGAATTAGCAGAGATATGTTATAATGAACTAATCGAAGGATTTTGGATATATGCCATATCTGGAAATCATGATATTAAGAAAATAAGTAAGGTTGGTACTAAACCCTTTAGCTGGCTTTATCAAGTAGAGAAGTATGGTATCATGATATTAGATTATGAAAAAACCCAACTATCTTCTACACATAAAGATATTATGGTATATGGGGTTCCTTATATTGATAATAACGTGGGTCTAAGTGAATACTTAAAGAAGTTAGAATTAGATAAAAGTAAAAAGAATATTCTTTTACTACACACTGATTATCCCGGTGCAAAGGATACCGATGGTAGAGAGATAGATTCCGTAGAAAACTTAAATGTGAATGTTCTCAATAAGTTCGATTTAGTATTATGTGGGCATATACACAAACCACAAAGACTATCAAAGAAGGTTTATATGATTGGAGCCCCTAACCATCAGAGGAGAACCGATAGGGGATGTGAATTGGGGTATTGGAAAATCTATGAAGATTTGTCTCTGAAGTTTGTACCTTTGAAAAATTTCCCAAAGTTCATCGATGTAGAAAGGGAAGAGGATATTAGGGATGATGGCAATTATTATACGGTAATCCCTCAAAAAGCTAGTACTCCAGTTAATAACAAACATAAGATTACTAAGCAACTTTCTAAGAAGTCTCTAGCAAAGAGATACCTAAGAGAGAAAGGTATTAAAGATGAGGTTAAAACTAATCTATTAATTGAAACACTTAAAAAGGCTGAGTCATGTTAACGTTCTTAAACTTAGAGGCAGAAGGATTTTGTTCAATAGAATCCTTACATCTACAATTAAACCCAACTTGTACCATACTTATCAAGGCACCAAATGGGAAAGGGAAATCAACTATTCTCTCTGCCTTGGTATGGGCAATATATGGGAAAAACCTAAAGGGTGTTTCTGAGGTAAATACTTGGAAGCAAGTAAGGCCTAAAGATTACAAGGGTACTAAGGTACAAGTATATTTTCAGAAAGATTCTCATACATATAAGATAGTTAGATGTCAAAAGTATGATGAAGTACTTGAGGATGGTGCTAAAGGTAAAGACAGACTTATCTTCATGAAAGATGGGGATATAGTTGATATCAAAGGGAAGGGGAAGATACAAGATTTTATAAACCGAGAGATAGGTTTATCATATACTCTGTTTATGAACTCAATCATGTTTGGTCAGGGTATAAAGAGACTCATACAAGAATCTAATTCTGATAAGAAAAAGATATTCGAAGAAGTATTTGACTTAGAGTTCTTAAACCTTGCTAAAGGCATTGCATTACAAGATAAAAATAACTTGATATCTCAAATAAATGAGGTAGAGCATGAGTCTCAAATGCTTAAGAAAGAATTAGAGGCTAACAAGGAAGCTTACTTCGATATGAGAGATAGAGAAAAATCCTTCAAGCAAAAAATTAAAGAAGAAAGAAGAGAGTTAAAGCAAGATAGGGAAAAGCTAACTAAGCTACTAATTGAAAAACAAAAACAAATCAAGGATGAAGTAGATGCTTCGCTTCAGATAAAGATTAAAAAACAAAATGAACTAATCCTTGATTTGAGGAGTAAGATAAAAGATGCAAAGAATTTATCGAATGTACCCCTTAAGAAAGTAATCAAAGAATTGGTAATACAGTTAGAAGCCGGTCACTACAAACGTGCGTTACGTGATGCTAAATCAATATATAAAGCGTTTTCTGACCTTGACCAATATGATAAAGAGTATCAAGAGGCTTTAGAGAGGTTGGAAGAACTTAGTAGTGTAAATGATAGGTATAAGAAATTAAAATCAGACTGTGATGATATTGCTTCTGATATTGCTTCTATTGACGAAGACCTGGCTAAGCTCAAGCAAGAAAAGCTTAAGGTCATGTCTCCAAAGTATAAACAAAAACTTAAGGAGATTAGGAAGAATTTACGGAAGGTTGATGAAGACTTTCACAATAAAGAGTTAGAGTTAGAGAATTATAACTGGTTAATTAATGATCCATTGGGTAATAATGGGATTAAGGCTTACCTATTTGATTCATCACTTGAGTTCTTAAATAAATGCCTCGATAAGTATTCAGAGGTATTGGGATTTAGGATCGAATTTAATATTGATTTGGGTACTGCTAGAAAAGAATTTGTTACTCTTATTGAAAGGGATGGGATGATTATAGATTATGATGAACTATCAGGTGGCGAGAAACAATTGGTCTGTGTAGCAATGGCTTTTGCAATGAATGAGGCTTTAACTGCCTCTAAGGGTATTAACTTAGCATTCCTTGATGAGGTATTTGAATCTTTAAGTTCAGATAATATAGAAGTAGTTACCTCACTAATACGTCACATATTCAAAGAGAAAACTCTATTCTTGATAACCCACTTAGATTCACTTCCTCTTGGTAATACCAAAATTCTGCAAGTGGAAAAGACCCAAGGCCTGAGTAGGTACCAATTACTATAATGGTATATAAAAATACAATACACCATTATATTATGAACTCTAAGAATAAAGGAAGTAGATTCGAAAGAAAGATAGGTGCTTGGTTTACGAAATGGACCGGGTACAAATTTGAAAGGAATAGGGCAGGGAGTGGAGCTTGGCATTCAAACAAGGACTCCACTTCCGATTTAACCTGTACTGATGAAAGGCATGCTCATAGATGTAAGATATCTATCGAATGCAAGAATTATAAAGAGATTAAGTTTGAACATCTACTCTTAGGTAATAAGAGATGCGATATACTGAAATTCTGGGAACAAGCTTCTAAGGATGCAAAAAGAGCAAATAAAGTTCCCATACTATGTATGAGATATAATTCAATGCCCTCAGAAGAATTTTTCTTTGTAGTTGGAAAGGATTTATCTCCCGTATTCTATAAACCACTATTCGATAAAGCCAATATTATGGTAATCGATGTACCAAAGATAGGTGAGATTCTTTATGTATTCATGGCTAGTGATATACTAAAGAATGTAAACTATAAGTTAGTACATAAACAAGCTAAGTTAATTCTTAAAAACCGGTAACCTATGAAGAAGCATACCCCATACTCATATTGTATATTTTACCTTGAAAGGAAGTACTGTGATAAAATCAATAAAGAACTCAAAGAAAAGGGGTATGACCAAATCAAGGCAATTATTCCTATGGTAAACGTATTAAGAAAAACCACAAAGGGTAAGATGGTATTCGAAGAAGTACCAGTATTATTCAATTATGGTTTTATGAGAATGCCCACTAAATTAGCATTCTCAAGGCCCTTTCTTAATAAGTTACGTAGGAATATATCTGGTATCAGAACTTGGTTACGTAATACCGAGACAATGCACCCAAGAAAGAAAAAGGTAAGGATTGACAATGCAGAAGAATTTGATGATTTTTCTTTAGTGGCTACTTGTAGTAGAAAAGAAGTAAGGCGATTTAAACGTATTGCTAGAGAGAATAAGAAGTTTTCAGTAGATGATTTAGTCAATGTAAAGCCTGGAGATTACTTAGTATTACGGGGTTATCCTTATGAGGGAGTAGATGCTACAGTATTAGAGGTTGACCATCTTTGTAAAAGAGTAAAAGTTCTTATATACCCTGAAATGGGAAGAATGGAAGTATGGTTACCTTTTGACAACGTTATCTATAGTGTATATTTAAATCATGATCCAGATAAGCTTTATGCTAATTCTGGGGAATATGACCCTAATCAGATAACCAATGAAGCAATTGATAGTATAATGAGATATAGGAGAATTTAATGTTATGAACGAAGCTCAACAAAAAGCCTGGAGTTGTTTAATTGATAAAGAACAACAATCATTATTCCTTCAACTATCAGAAAGTAAATCTTCATGGGAAGCTGGTGAAATTTTAAAGTTATCTCATTACAAGTATCTTGAAATCCGGGAACGGTCAGAGAAATTCTTTAGGCTATTCTCGGATTTTTTTGAGAAACACACTTCTATTTTTCGACCAGATTGCCCCTGTGAGAGGAATTTCCAAGATTATATGGAGGGATGTTTAGAGAAACGATTAAAAAGAAAAGAAGCAAGCTTATTCACAGGAGACTCAGCTCAATTACTCCCAAAGGTAAACTCTAAAAATATAGAGAGAAACATGAAGAGGTTAAAGGAGTCTGAGGATGAATGGGATATGGACACTCTAAGATTAATTCTTGAATTTGATAGGTGGAATAACTTTAGAATACTTCCAAGGATGCTACAACAGCCATCTGCATTTAAAAGGCGGTCGAATAAGAAGGATAAGATATATATCAAGTATCTTCTTAATAGGGTACCGGATTGGATGCACACTAAACTCAAGGAAAGGTTTAGGTATAAAGTAAAACCAGGAAAGAAAAAGTATTGGGTAGCTTTAATATCTGAGGACCTATATACCGATGGTTACCTATTGTTACCAGTAAGACCTTTGGATGAAGTAGTAGATGAATTCAGTAGATTTTACATGTATGTATTCAAAACTAAAGATGATGCTGATACCTTTGGTTTTATGGTATCTAAGTTTATGATTAAAACCGAATCTGTTAAGCTTGGACAAAAATTCTGGCCAGAGTACCGTTGCTGTGTGGAAAAAGCAGTAAACTATAATCAAGTGAACAACATAGAATTCAATATTAAGAAATTGGATATGGCTTATAACACACATATCAAGAGAAAGCATAAAAAACCTAAATCCACTGCTGCGAACCGAGCAAAAACCTCGGATTTTTATAAAAATAAATAGAGAAATAAGATAAGATTAAATTATTTATTCTTATATTTGCAAAGAAAATAAATGAATATTTAAAAATATTGATGATATGGCAAAAAAGAGTAGAAAAGACATGAAAGCCCCATCCAAGGAGAAATCAAATTTCCTTGGTGCTTCTGGGAGAAACATGACTTATAAGGATTTAAAGAGAAAGGCTATCATATTAGGGATGCCTTTCCCTGATGCTTGTTCTGCTGGGGTATTTGACTTATTACATTATATCAATGTATCAGAAGAAAAGCCCGATAAATCGTTAATTGATAAATATGACGATTGGATGGATAAGCAATTAGAAAATATTGGGTATTCGAAAGATGACCCATTAAGAAATTCTCGATTAAGGCTTGGGTTTCTCGGAGAAGAAGGGGAAAATGGGCAAAGAAGAACCAAACGAGTTCCTGGGATAAAGAAACCTCGAGAAAAGAAACCACCAAGAGAGAGGGATGAATTACAAAGAAATCTTATGTATTCGAATTAACTGCAAAAGGTTTTGAACTTGATAGAGTTATTCGGAGAATGAAAAAGAAATTCCTCGAAGCAAATGAGAAATCTATCAATCTTTGGTATAGAATGGCAAAGAGGAATATAAATGGTAAAACTAAAGGAAAGTAACAACGGACCCATACGACCAGATAGGTATTATATATGGACTTGGAGACCAGATACCACCAATAAGATTGTTACTGAAAAGAAATTATATAGGAAACATCTAACCGGTATACCATACTTTACTAGACACCAAGTAAAGGTTACCTTAGTTTATCTTTATGGTGTAGATGTTCTTCAATATATCCATATAATATCTGGGAGGAAACTTATAAAACAAGGCATTAGAGAATTATCCGATATGAATGGTAAACTTCTTAAAAAGGGTAGTACTAAATTCTGGTTTAAGGGTAAATTCGTAAAAGCAAGGAAGTTCATAATGCCCGATGAATATCACATGGATAAACACCGACGAAGAAGATTTATGGTACAAATGCACCGAGTCTTTAAGTCTAAAGGAAAAAAGGAATTCAATGAAAGGTACTCAATCAAACTCTATGGACAACGGCAAGGCATATCTCCCAAGTATACAAGGCAAAAGAGATTACAAATCAATCTTGCTATCCTACAGGATTTACAACAGGCTGAGTCAAGAGGAGAAACATAAATTCAATCTGTTATTCCTGCAGTATCCTCCATTGGTAAGTTCATTGGCTTTATATTTAAGAAAGAAGATGAACATCCCAATACAAAAGGTACTATTTATCAAAGCACAAAGGGATATGCTTGAAATATTCGATGAGGCATCACTTAAATTTTTAGGGTATTTGCCTAAAGAAAGGTTTATTAAGAAGTCTTTATTATTTCAAGGGTTTGTTCCATTAGAGAGTATTAAACTTAGAAGGTCTTATGCTTATATAATGACAAATAGGATGATAGAAAATAAAATATGGGTTTACCCAATTCGATTATCCGATAACTATAAAACAATGATAAAAGGGAAATACAAATCCTATACCGAAGTATTTGGGAAGGTGGGTATTCCTGGGATAACTAAAATTAAATATAGCGATGAATAATAACGAAGGTTTTAAAATCACAGCACATCAACCAGCAAACCCATTTGCAGGTAAGAAGTTTAAGATAGTCACTTATCAAGGTGACAAGGAACTTGCCTCTCAGGCAATAACCATTGAATCTCAATTAGAATTAAAGACAACTCTAGATGAGATAAAACAATTCAATATTGCTCAGGAGGAATTAGTAAAATCTGGGTATACTCAGAAATCCATACTGGTAAAGAAACTTATAACAGAGTGATATAAATAAATTTATTAACCAACTTAAACATTACGAAAATGGCTAAGAAGAAAAAAGAAGTGGAACTGAAAGAAGTTTCCAGAACAGAAATCAATGGTGCAATCATCATTAAGTACGAAGACGGCTCAGTAAAGATTATCCCTGCTCCTATCATGCTTTCTGCCGAAGAAGCCGAAGACCTTTTTGGTTCTGAATCCGATGACGAGGAAGAAGAAGAAGAGGAAGAATCAGACGATGATGATGATGATGATGATTCCGAAGAGGAAGAAGAAGAGGAATCGGATGATGACGATGATGATGATGATTCCGAAGAGGAAGAAGAAGAGGAAGAACTGACCGGTGAAGAACTTGCCGAAATGGACTTCGAAGAACTTGAGGATGTCTGCGACGACAAAGACCTTGAAACTGACCCAGACGATTATGATGAAGACGAAGTCGAAAAACTCCGTAAATCAATTGCCAAAGAACTCGGTCTCAAATTGCCGGCAAAGAAAGAAACCAAAGGTAAAGGCAAGAAAGGGAAAAAGTAATCTGGTAACTGTATTCAAGATTTAAAAGAAGGTAGGGAAATTTCCCTACCTTTACTATCAACTATTAATAAACGTAGAAGTTTACTTATAATAACCATTAACTTATAAAACATTAAAAATTATGGCAACAAAGAAATCAGACTCCAAGAAGAAAGGGGATAAGGAAAAAGACCCCGAAAAAGAAGCTAAACGTAAAGCTCGTCAAGAGGCACTCAAGAATCGGCCGGCTGAACAACGCCCTAACAGCAAGCAAATCGACGTTATTGCCATTAACGACAAATCCAAGGTAATGAACTTTGGTTATGCCGTTAAGAACAAGGAAGGATATCAGGGTGTAGTGGTTACTTCTGTATTGGTTACGGATGGCAAACCGGTATCAACTTCAGTTTCATTCGTTCCGGGAACTCTTACCGTTAAGTCTAAGAAAGGACATGGCGTTATTTGTTCTCCGAAAAACAAAAAGGCTAAGGAAGAAGAAGAGGAAGAATCAGAAGATTAAACTATAACTTACTAACTACTATCCCATATGTCTGCTATATAAATTTAGAGTTTAAGTTTATATGAATAACATCTATACTTAGGATGTTGTTCAGCCAAAAGCTCATTGCCTGTGAAGGTAGTGGGCTTTAATTTTTTATACCCATGGAAGAAGAGAAATTAGCAATTCGAAAGAACATTCGAATACTTGCATTGGATAATCTAATAAATACTTATACTGATGTACTAGAAGATAAAGAATTAAACCTGGGACCAGATGAAAGGGAACTTGCCATCAATATAATAAATGAGGCAAGAGAAATGCTATCAGAAGAAACTCAGGAAGTATATAACCAAGTAATGCAAAGACCCAAATGGAAAAAGACTTAAGATTATTAGTGGGAAACATTAATCAAACTCTCAGAGAATTAGATTATGTTTCGTACCTTAAAAAGGTAGCTCTTAGTAAGGGTAAGAAAGGCGAATACCAATCCCATAGGTTGAAGAGTAATTATCTGAAAAGAAAACTCATATCTCTTAAAGGAGCCCTGAATAAAAAACTTCATGGGACTTATATTGTTGCCCAATTTAATTTTATAAGGGGGGAACAGAAAGAAACTTTTGAACAAACTTTTACGGACTTATCTCAGAAAGAGGTAGAAGATATACTTCAACTCGAGGCAGTTTTAAAACAATGCAGTTTAGAAATCCTAGAAATTAAAGAAATCCCAACCCAAATTAGGAAGGTATAACTATGGTATTATGTAAATAGGAAATTCAATTATTCACCTAATATAAATGAAAATGGCTAAGAAAACAGAAAAGAAGAGTAAATCGGAATCCAAGACTCCGGAACTCACAAAGGCTAAGAAAGCTTTGGATGCTTACCTTAAAGAGAACAAGTTGGACCCTACTAAGGATTGGACCAAAGACAAGAAACATGGTAAAAAGGTTACCGAACTTGTAAACAAGCTCAATAAGGAAAGAGACAAAGTTGCTGCTGCCTATCCTGAAGCTGACCAAGAGAACAACAAGAAATTGGTAAAACTCCAGGAAAAAGAGAAGAAGGAAAAAGCTGAGAAGAAGGCTGCCAAAGAGAAAAAGGAAAAGAAAGGAAATGGCGGTAGAACAGCTACCAAATACGATTATCCTCTCATAGATGGCAGAGAAATGACTTCGGCTGAGAAGAAAAAATACCGTATGGAGCAAAGAAAACTTGCTTCAGGTAAGGCTCCCAAGGAGGAAAAGGAAACTAAGAAAAAGAAGGAAGAAAAGGTAAAAGAAAAACCGGCTTCCGATAAGAAAGATAAGAAGGCCAAAGACAAGAAGAAAAAGAAGGCCGCTAAAGAAGAAGATTAATAAGAGCACTTTTTACTTTTACTTATCATATTTTTGAGTATTCGTTAATAATGGTAGAAGGCCTGGCAATATAAAAATTGTTCAGGCCTTTTATTTTCTAATTAAGTCGAAAATGGAACAAGAAGTATATAAACCAAAACTTAGAATCACTACACTATCAGAGAATGGTACCCCATTATCCGATAGGTTGGTAGATGCCTATACCGAGATGAATTCAGGTCCAAAGGTACAGCATAACGGTCCAATAAGAGTAGAAGTAACTCTTACTAATAAACAAGATATTGATAACTTCAAAGAATACTTAGATAGGTTATCTGGTACATTGCCTGCTAAGGCACCTAATGTGGGCAGAGGAAGACCTGCAGGGTCTACAACTAAGGAATTGGAATCACCAAGGGAGGATATTCTTGCAGATGTAGAAAAAATGATTGAAGAGGGTAAAAGCCAACAAGATATCATTAAATATCTTAGGGGATTGGGATTTGTATTTATCCTTACTGAGGACTTTCTATTTCACTTTCCTGGATTTGAGTTCAATAAAAAGGATGTGGGAGAAGCAACCGACAATAAGCAATATCCAAATTCATTCTCTTGGATGGCAAGATGTATCAAACGGGCTAAGGACCCAAAAGCAGATAAATTTGACCCAATGGTAATCTTTGGTTTTAGCATCCTTGGGGGACCCTCGAAAAAGATTATCCCATATCTCTATAAGGAAAGGAGGAAACCATTAAGGGCCCAAGTTGGTAAAAACGTAATATCCTTCTCTCAGGCAGAATTCACTAAACTTCCTACTTTCATGTTAGAAGATGAAAGGGTTAAATT